AGAGCGACTGAAGCGCACCCTCGTCTGAGGACGACGGCGTAAAGATGCCTGACAATCCGTACTGGTCAAGGATTGCTGAGACGTTGGCAGCGAACTGCGCGTAGTTTGCAGAGCGCTGCGCAAGCTGAGCAAACTCGGCGTCCAGCTTGGTTTGCAGCGCAGCCTGGAACCCAGCGACGTCGGCATTGTTGGCAGCATCAGCGGCTGCGACGCGGGCATCGTAGGTCGCCTGAGCGTTGTCGCGCTGTGACTGCAGCGAAGTGCTGAGCGCGTCGATCTCGCGCTGGCGCTCTACGTCCCGTCGGTCCTGGTCGAGCTGTGCCAGCTGAGCGTTGAGCTCGGTCTGTGCTCGCACGTTGCCGTTGGCAACTGCCTTGGCGAGCTGCGCTTCAAGGTCGGCGCGCGTAGTTGTGTAGGTGCTGTCCTCGCGCTCGCGGGCTAGGCGGTCCTGCTCGGCACGCAGCTCTCGGAGGCGGATGGCCTCCGGGCTGTTGCCTGTCGCCTCGTCTAGGCCGGCAAGCGAGCGCTGCAAGTCTCCCTCGGCGGCACGCTTGAGGCCGTCGCGGAAGTTCTGGACGGCCTGGTCGACAAAGCTCTTGAACTGATCCCGAATACCGACGAGCACGTCTCGGCGGCTGATCTGCCGCTCAAGGCTGCCAACGGCGTTCTGCGCGTTGCGAACCTCCTGCTGCAGCGCGCGAATACGACGGCTTTCCGCCTTGCTCCGCTTCTCCCCAGCTGCGTCTTTTGCCTTTTCAACGGCGGCTTCTGCGCGTGCAAGTCGTTCGCGCTGCTGCACCAGCTGCGGGTCGAGCCCTGCGCCGCCGGTAATCGGGTCGGTCAGGAATCCGCTGAGCGGCACGCCGGTCTTCGGCGCTGTGGAGGCAGCTGCGGCACGGGCCAGGTTCTGCGCAGCCTTTACGACAGGGCCGGTGCGGCTCATGCCGAGCGCCATGCCAGCAACAAGGTCTTGACCTATGGCGGCGAAAACGAGCGACGGGCTCTTGCTCTTGGCTTGGCTTCGGGCTGCGTCTTGAGCCTGCTTGACGGCGTTGCGGGCCGCGTTGACAACTGAGCCAACGGCCGACGAGATGCCAGCGGCGAGACCTTGGCTGATGGACTGGCCGATGCCTAGGAAGTTTGAGACAAAGCCTTTGGCAGCTCCAAGCGCCTTGCTCAGCGCCGAGCTGATGCCACCGATGACGCTGTTGGCGGCTGACTTGATGCCTTTGCCAATGCTCTGAGCGATGGCCTTGCCGTCGGAGAGGAAGCCGCCCTTGGAGGCCTCTGCCACCTTGCGAGCGCCAGCTACGGCGTTGGCGATAACGCCAAAGATGCCTGGAGCTCCTCGGGCAAAGCCGTTTCCGAAGACCTTGGCGAGGTCCTTGCCAAGGTTGCCCCAGCCTTTGCTGCCGGAGTAGCGGCTTAGGGCGGGCACCAGCTGCTGCAGCTTGGCGCTGATCTCAGGAGTCAGGGCGACAAGGCCAACCAGGAGACCAGCGCGGAACGCCTTGGTCCAGGCGCTTCCAGCGATTTTGCCCTTTTGCGACATAGGGCCCGCGCCCGGCAACTGAGCGAGAATGAAGCTGTAGAGGTTGAGCGCGCTTACCGTTGCCTTGTAGGCCACCCACGCGGCTGCGGCGGCAACAATCAGGCGCGGGTGCTGAGCAAGGAACTTGCCGACGTTGAACAGCGCGGTAGCAAGCGGGCCGAATGTGGCGACGAGGCCCTGCACGGTTGTCTTGAACTCGCCGCCCGAGCCCACTCCCCTGCGGAACTCATCCACAAACTTGACGAGCGCATTGGCGGCGTCGTTGAGAATCGGCACCAGGTAGCCGCCGAGCGTCTCGAGCAGGTTGTTGTAGGTGACGCGCAGCCGGTCGAGCGGCGTAGCCTGCGCCTTGGCTGAGCCGCCAAACTCGACGGCCAGCTCCTTGAGGATCATCTTCTGAGCCTCGGCGGTCTTGCCGGTCTCCACCAGGCGCTTGATGACCTCCTGCTGGTCGGTGGAGAAGTTGACACCGACACGGCGCAGGGCGGTGATGCCGCGCACTGGGTCCTGCAGCGCTTTACCTACTTGGATGGCTGAGCGGTTGAGGTTCTGCCCGGTGGCAACCGACAGGTCAAGGATGGCCTGCGTGGTCTGCGGGAAGATGTCTTTGCCAATGGCGGTAAAGGTGAGCAGCAGGTTTTGCGCCGACTGGATGGCCTCATCGTCGATCCCGGTCTGCTCAGAGAGCGCCTGCGAGAGCGTCTGGATCTGCTTGGCGGTGACGCCCGCCACGCCGCCGGTTGACTTCAGTACCGCAGCGGTCTGCCGGTTGACCTTGATGGCCTCCTGCTGCTCGCGTACTGCGCCGGAGACAACAGTGATGAGGCCCTGCGTGCCAATGTAGGCGCCGGCCAGCGTTGCGACAGCCTTGGCCGTTGAGCCGAAGACGCCTTGACTCTGCCTGCCGTAGCGCTTGGTGTTTCTGCCGAACTTGTCGGTGGCCCGCAAAGCCGTCGTGATGCCAGCGACGTACTGCTTGCTGTCTACTGACAGGCGCGTCTCAACGGTACGGGTCAGGGCCACGCGGTCACTCCTTGCTGTTCATGTGCTTGATGTCGTCAGCGATGGCGGTGAGCTCGCTGAGCATCAGCTCGTCCATCTCCCACGGCCGGATGCCATAAAGGCGTGCCAGTGTCGGCGTCCATAGGTGCCGCGCCGTGAGAGCTACGAAGGGTCCGGCTCGGCCTTCTTCTTCTTGGCCGGCTCGTCTTCTTCGTCTTCATCAGGAAGAAACTCAAGGTCAGACAGGGTCCAGTCGAGCACCATGTCTTCGGTGAGCTTCTTGCCCGAGCGGTTGGCCGCGACAACCACTAGAGCGGTGACGATGCCGGTGTCGCCCTGTTCCAGGGCTTCTTCGATTTGACCAGGCAGCAGGCCGGAGACGTTCTTGATCGTCTTCATCTCCCGCAGCGTGAACTCCTCGGGCACCTCAAAGGTCCCGGCCGGGCACTTGATCTTCATTCCCTGCTCCTTTCCTAGCGGTAGCCGGCCTTGATAGCCGTCTCTTCAATCGCGCGAACAAACTCGCTTTCGATGAACTTCAGGTTCTTGCGAACGGCAGGCGCCAGAAACGCCTTGGCGCCGCCGCTGCCGTACTCGTAGATCGCCGGGTAGGCATAGGGCGCGTTCTTGCCCTTTCTACGCTTGGCGCGCGCCTGAATGACGACGTCACTCATGCGCACCTTCGGCTTGATGGTTTTGGAGAGCACGACGCCGTCACCATCCGGGTTGACGGCCATCTTTGCCCGCGCTATTGCGCTGGCGTCCTTTGCAACTTCGTCACCGATCTGCAGGAAAGCGTCTTTGACTTCCCTGTCCAGGCCGGCGTCAAGCTGTTTTATTGCTCGACGCCAAGCCTGGAAGTTCTCAATGACGACGACGCTGTCTGCCATTTAGGCAGTGGCGTCGGTGTTCACCACCGTGACGGTGATCGGCGCGTCGGTGCCGTTGTAGAGCGCCTTGTAGGCGAGCTCCACGTCGACAATCTCGGTGCCGCCGACGTTCGGCGTGTTGCCGTCGAAGCGAACGGCGGGCAGCGTGACGGTGATGCCGCGCTTGTAGGTGCCGCTGATGGCGGTGCCTTCCCACTTGAGCGTGAGAGCCGCCTGCGTGTTGTTGACGAAGCGGTTGTAGGCGGTGAGGTCCTTGAACTCGGCGGTGACCGAGCCGGTGATCTCCGTCATGGAAGCGGCGACCGGGGCGTTGATGGTCTGCGAGCCGAGGATGTAGCGCTCGGCGTCCAGGCCGAGGTCGACCTCAACGGAGGCTTCCTTGCACTCGTAGGACGAGCCAGCAACCGAGATGGTCGCGCCCGCGAACGAGAGGAGCTCCTGCGAGGACGGGTAGCTGGCCGACGTGATGGAGCCGGTGCTTTCGTCCTTGCCGATGAAGTTGAACTCGCCGGTCAGCAGCTCGTTGACTGAGTTGCTGAGCGTGAAAGAGCTGATCTTGCAGCCGTTGTAGGTGAAGGCGCGCACGGTGCCGTCGTTGCCGGGCCGGCCGACCTCGAGGGTGAGGCCGAGGGCGTAGTTGTCGGCAAGCACGCACTCGTGCTGCTTGACCGAGCCGGACAGCGTCGACGTGGTGACCTGACCGAGGGCGTGCTGGAAGAGCAGGCCGCTGTTTTCAGCGGTCATGTCCATGCTGACCGAGCCTTCGACGGCCTTCTGGCCGACGGCGTAGCGGTCGGAGCGCATGACGCGGTTGCCCGCGCGCAGGCCCTCAGATTCGATGCGCTCAATGCTGAGCGCGAGGGACTCGTCGGTGAACTCATAGAAGCGGGTCGGCGTGACGGCGGTGCCCCAGGTGGACTCGACGCCGATGCCGAGCTGTGCGGCAAGGCCGGAACGGATAGCCATAGGTGTTACTCCTCGTCCTTAGCGGACTTTGTGGTTTTCTTGGATGTCTTGGCGAGCTTCCAGTCGCCACGCTCGAGGAGCTCTTTGGCGAGCTGGTCGGGCAGGTCGACTGTGCCGTCCCGGTCGCACTCGTAGCTCATGCCGGAGGGCAGCGGGATGGTGACGGCCTCGTGAGGGCCCAGGTAGGTGACGGTCTTCAAGGGTTTCTCCTTAGATGCGCTCAGTTGCTTGTATGCCGAGCGTCAGGATTGACTGGCGAGCTTGATCTGAGCCGTACTCCTCAAGCTGAAACGGTGAAAGAAGCTCGGCGACGCGGACGGTGCCGCTCATGGTGACGTTTGTGCGCAGCTCGTCTTCAACCTCAGCGGCGATGGCAAAGCAGCGTTCTGAGCATTGCTGCTGCTGATTGCCTTCCCTTAGCACTGAGACGTAGACGTCAAGCGTGTAGGTCTCGTCCTTGCGCAGAGCACCAAGGGCGGCAAACTGCTGCGTGCCGTTGATGTCGGTAAGCGCGATGAACTCGCGCGGCGCACCGAGCGGCACTCCGTAGCTGACGGTGACCCCTGACAGGCCGCTGCGGGCCGCAAGGGCGTCGTAGAGCGCGTCCTTGAAGGCTGGCGCTGTTGAGTAGTAGGTGAGAGGCATCAGGCCATACCGATGCGGCGAAACGGCGCCAGCATCCGCAGGGTTGAGGCCGGCAGCGCGTAGGTCACCGGCCGGTCGGGCTGTAGCTGGCGCGGCTCGTTGAGGCCGATGTCGCCGAGGTCAAGTGCCGGTATGTCCTTGCGGATAGCCGAAGCCACGGCGATGACCGTTGCCTGCTTGACGTCGGCGGGAACCGAAGCCATCCCCCAGGCTCCGGCGATCGAAACCTGCGAGTAGCCGAAGTATTTGGCGGTGTCTGAGTCGTGAAGGGTTGTCAGGTCGGCCGAGAAGCGCACGCGGTAGTAGGTGCCAAAGCGCGTCGGCATCGGCAGGAGCTGATAGTCGACGTTGGCGGTGAGGGTCTCGGGCTGTGCCTCTTCCGGGTGCAGCAGGATGGCGCTTGCGGTGCGGATCTCGTAGGGCGCCAGGCTGAGGATGCGCTCACCGACCGGCAGCGTGAAGATGCGCGTAGCCGAGGCCGTTGCGACAAACTCGCGCTCGCAGTAGCGGGCGATGGCGTCGCTGATAGGCGTAATCGTGCTTGTGATGAGCGTGTCGCGGCCGGTGTCGGAGGCGGGCAGCTCAAGGAACGCCCTCACCTCAGAGAGCGAGCACAGGTCCTGAGCGGCCATCTATCGCCTTGCGCCCAGCGTCGGGATGCGCTTGGCGGCGTTCTCAGCCTGCGTGCGGCCTTCCTGGCCGATCTTTGCCAGCTGCGCGTTGAGCTTTGCGACGAGCTCGTGGTCCTTGGCCTTGGCGGCACGGTCGCGCTCAGAGACAAGCGCGGCAATCTTGCTCAGCATGAGCTTCTCCCTAATCGAACTGCGGAAAGCAGCGGGCGGGAATCGAACCCGCCCTGACCCCCCAGGGCTGCTGTGCGTCGCTTAGACCTAGAAGG